GATACTTCTATCTCCCAGTGAAGTGCATCACTGCACTTCACTCCACCCGATGTTCATGCTAACGCATCGGGAACGTCCATCGTTTTGCAGATGTCCAACTTCACGCGGCTCATCACCGTCGTTTAGAAAGAACTTCCGCAAAGCACCGTATCCATCCAGAAGGTCAACCGGCTTTACTTCACGTCGAAGCAGAGCCCTAGACTCTAAACGAAAGAGCCGCTTGTTGAATCTTAAGCGGAAAAGACTTTCGTCATCTGTGTGGAATCCGATGCCGACACAAGTACTCGGTATCGCTGGCACAAAGACGCCTATGTCACGGATGACTTGGCGTATCGATGCACATGCTTCAGTCGCCCCAATTTCAAAGAGGCGATTATGAAGCTCAATTGCCGACGTAATGTCGTCATAACGATCACTGCTAGTAGGTAATAGCTTGCGGATGCGTACAACGCTAACGCTGCAGCCTGCAAACCAGTCCGCGCCGCACGACTCCCTGAAATGACCATTCCAGAAAGACTTGGACGCGTTCACCTTCAGGCCGAAGCCTTCTAGGTTTTCTACTAGAAGTTGTGCACTGTCAACGGGGACAATGATGTCATCCCCGTAAACACGTATTAGCGGTAACCCGCCGTTACGTTGCGGTGGCTCGTAGACTGACAAGGTCTCACAAGTCATACGCGCAATGACGTAGAACACAAACGTTTCCATTGGAAAGCATAAACTGCTCCCCATGGACGCGAATTTATTAAGTTCTATAATATCGCCATCAGGCATAGACGCGTGGGTAGACCTCGCTGCGAGAATTGCTCCCTCCAGGTAATCACCTAGAGGAAGAGCTCGAACGAGATCCAAACTCACACGATCCGACGCTTCGCTTAGATCAAGGGTGGCTAAGGAGCCATCCATAGAACCCAAGCGAGCAAGATCGCGGTTAAAGCCCTGATCCACCCAGCACAGCTCCTTGTAAAGGGAGCTGTATTTGGGTAGGGCCAAGACCGCCGTCATCGCACGGAGAATGCCCTGCTGTACATATTGATTGTAAGCAGGTTCCATGGCAATGATACGAGGACCCTTAGCATTCTTAGGAACAGTTGTCACCTTAGCGGGTGTTTCCCTGTTCTTGCTTAGGACGTCGAACTGGTTTAGCGACGAGTCGCGCCAGTTGCATGCTAGTAGATCCCAGTACGGGAACACTTTCTGCAGTCGTTCAGTCCACACGTTGCTTCCAAATCGAGCATTGTAACTCTCTCTGGTTGCTAGTGCTCCCGACGCGTGCCCGGGGCGGAAGTCATCCGAAAGGACGACCTTCGCAACATCCCCGAAGTATTGGTGCAAGTAACGCCGTGAGGCGGACTTAAACCCTTCAAGGTTGGGCAATACATCAGGTATCGCAACATCCGTCGCGATGTATCCCGAAAGGCAATTATCGACTTGTCGTCGAGTTGCCGGGACCTCCACCTTCGAGTATGCAAGGCAAATCTGTCGGATCACTCCGATATGCCTAGCCATCTCATCAGATGGTACATCGTAACGAATCGAGCCGGTACTGAAGAATAGTCGGCGCAGGTGATCACCCAAGAAAACGGGGATCCCATCCTTTCGGGCAAACCCTGAAAAGGACAGTGCGTCGATCGCTCCATCGTGTAGGGCCTCTTCGAGGTCCTTTGCGAACTGGGGGAGCGTCAAGGTTAAAAACTTGACGCCTTCCTTCAGATACCGCTTTTCGACGGTCTTAATGTCGTCAGCGGTGGTGCATGCACAGCATACCCTCGACCCCCACAAAATGAGGTCGGTGGTGAGTCTGACCGTGCTTTTCATACTCCCTACTTTCTTGGTAGGTGGGTATCACGGCACAGCCTGCAAATCTACTCGAGGCTTACGCCTCGAGGCCAGCGATCTTCGCAATCTGAGCATCAGTTGCCCAGTCACGAATCGCCTTAGCCAGCGCAATCGCGTCGGCCGCCGTCATACCGATCAGGGTCCTCTTAAACGAGATCGTAGCCTGGGCATAGCCCCGGACGTTCTGCGTCGTGAAGATCGGATCGGCACTGATGGCGTCCTTGCGGAGCGTCACGGCATCGTACTGCGTTCCCTTCTGCTTGGCGTGGGTGACCGAAAGGGTCACGTTCCCGTCAGCAGAGGTGAAGAGTCCGGTGTCCGTGCGAGGCATAGACGTGGCAACGCCACCAATGGTGGCGCTCTGAGGATCTGCAAGAGCCATGATGACTCCTTTCTGTGTCGCTTCGCAGCGATACGAGGCTATGGTCGAAACCACAGTCTACAGCAAGGACTTTCCCTGCCGTACCACACGGTAGCATGGTTTTTGTGACCTCACTCTACCCGGGCAAGAACGTAAGCCCGAGCATTGCGAGAATTCGAAGCTGGCTAGCGTTTGTTGGCCAACCAGGCTCCATTGAATATGGACTACCCCGACGCCTGCGTTGCAACCTACCGGTTGCGTAGCTGGCGCCAGCGGCGCTATGCCAAGGATAGGACGATGTGTCCGCCTTCGGCACGGCGCTAACGGAGACTACTTGCTGCTCTTCCACGACAAACCCACAACGCGACATTACTGTCGAATAGTCGGCGATTCCCTCTTGAAATTCTATGAGAGAACCAAAGTCGTAGTACCAGTCAAGTAGCCAGGAGTAGGGAGTAAGCTGGTACGCGGTGGAGGCATTGAGCCCACCACCAAGAGCGTGCTTAGCTTTATCGAGATAGGCAGAAGCGGACGCGCCAAATCCCTTACGGGTTGCGGCGGCGTACTGGAAGGTCGCGAACGACCTGAGTACGATTCTCCGGTTGCAGTAAACCTGCCAGGAGTTCTCACTACGATACGTATACGCATCGCGGTGGGTCCTGCGGAACTTGACCGGTCCAGATGTGAAGATCTTGTCAACCTCGTTTGATGAAGAGGCTGGCGAGGTCACGGCTTCGTATGTGTCGTTAACTAACACGACTTCACGACTCCGTCGCACCTGGGTTCCACTGTCTCTGACAAATTGCCTGTAATGTGAGTCCATCTTCTTAACGGACTTGAACAGGTTCTCCAGATCGGAAATCGTGGGTTTAATCCCAAAATCCCACTGGAGGCCAACCTTTCCGGCGAACGAACTGCTAAGCTTAGGAACTCCGAGGAGATCCTTCCACTGGCGCAGCTCGCCTGCCATACGGGCAAGGCTCATGTCAGCATTAGTCGGTGCTATCCTGCGAATTGTGGCAGCCGCTTTAGAGCGGTAGACACTGTCCGCATCGAACCCTAAGGGGTCGATAGAAGAGATAGACAAACCTCCAACGTTGTTGGTCTGACCCTTATGTGCTTCTATGTAACTAAATTCATAGGCACCCGGGGTCACCTCTAACGACTCAAATTCGCGCTCATTAACTGGCGCAGAGCCACCCCGAACATACGGAGTGGAGGAGGAAGCGGTCTCAAGCTTTTCTAGGGCTTGAACCATGGTAGGAGTGTCTTTCCACTTTCCGTGGTCCGACAAGTTCTTAATCTCCGCCATTTCGGCACCCGAAAGGGGGCCTGACCGATAACCAAACTGATGTCTCGAACCACTGCTGTGGTCGTATGTGGGCCCAGGGGACCACACATTACCGGGACGCTGTCTCGAAGTTATAAGAGAGCGAACGGGAAATGACTCATTGTCATGAACCATACCCATAGCAGTGTTCTCCATTCAATAAAATGGCTGTGCAAGTTATAAATGCACCGGTGCCCCGAAAGG